AAATTATAGAATTCAAAACAATAAAAACCCCCTTTTACAAAATAATTGGGGGTTTTATATTTATAGTATATGGGACTAACAAAAGAACAAGTAATGATCGAGTATGTGAAATGTCTTCAAGACACTACATATGCTCTTAAAACGTACCTTCAAACGTATGATAATACAGTTTCTAAGTATGTACCTTTAGAATTATTTCCCGACCAAATTTCATTACTCAAAGATTATGAAGATTTTGAAGAAAATATTGCGTTAAAATATCGTCAAGCAGGTGTTTCCACTGTGACTGCCGCATGGATTTCAAAACGATTAGTGTTTGCAAAAAAAAATCAACCTGAAAAAATATTGATTATTGCAAACAAACTTGACACTTCTATGGAAATGGCAAATAAAATCAGGGCCTTTGTTGATCAGTGGCCTTCTTGGGTTGGAGCTGGTTTTGCGGCCGAAAAAAATTCACAAAGACATTATAAGTTAAACAACGGGTCAGAAGTTAAGGCAGTTGCAACATCAAAAGATGCACTTAGAGGGTTTACACCAACAATTCTTGTTTTTGACGAAGCCGCATTTATTGAAGCGGATAGTGATTTTTGGGCGGCTTGTATGGCCTCTCTATCTACGGGAGGTAAAGTAATTGTAGTTTCTACACCAAATGGATATGACCCAATTTATTATGAAATTTACGACCAATCTTTAAAGGGTATGAATAACTTCAAGATTTCTGAGATGTATTGGTATAGAGATCCAAGGTATGCTAAAGATCTTTTTTTGGTCCCTACTGATGATTTGATTCATTATTTATTAAACAGAGAGGAATACGATGATTCTAAAAATATATCATTTGCACACATAGACCCTTACCAAAGAGATTACGAAGAACTCCAACATTTTTTTGATAAAGGGTACAAACCATGTTCTACTTGGTATGAGAAAATGGTAAAAAAACTCAAGTATGATAAAAGAAAAATAAACCAAGAGTTAAATTGTGAATTTTTGGGTTCAGGTGATAATGTTTTTGATAATAAGATTTTAGAAGACATTAAAAATAAAACACTTCAAGATCCTTCAACTAAACTTATGGGTAATTCTCTTTGGATATGGAAAGAGCCGGTTGAAGGTCATAGATACATAATGGGTGTAGACGTTTCAAGGGGAGATAGCGAGGATTTTTCATCAATACAAATAATAGATTTTGATACAAGAGAACAAGTTTTGGAGTACGTTGGTAAGATTCCACCAGATACTTTAGCAGAGATTGCATATAAATGGGGAATAATGTATTCATCTTTTATAGTCATAGATATAACTGGAGGTATGGGTATTACAACAGTTCGAAAGTTGCAAGAATTGGGATACAAGAATTTGTATGTTGATGGAGTTGATATGATGAATATATGGGCAGTAAACAAGAGTACAACAGAAAAAATCCCTGGCATCAATTTTAACAACAAAAGAGTACAAATTATTGCGGCTTTTGAGGAGGCGGTTCGACATAAATTTGCAATAAGAAGTGTTCGACTTTATAATGAAATGAACACGTTTATATATTTGAATGGTAGACCCGATCATCAAAAAGGACAACATGATGATTTGATTATGGGAATCTCCATGGCCCTATATGTTGGAGAATCTTCCTTTTCAAAATTAGAAAAGGCGGTAGAACAAACAAAAGTTATGTTGGAATCTTGGGCAATTGTTTCTAATGAAAGCGTAGGAAAACAAATTTATTTTGATCCTGTTTTACCAAACATGAATGTACAAAACGAAAGATTTAACAGAAATGTTGGACCTATGAAAGACGATTATATAAAATACGGTTGGTTATTTGGTAAACCTAAATAATAGGTTAATATTTATAATTCAACAATTATAATTAAAATTATAACATGGAAAATAATAAAAAACTTACAGTTTGGCAAAGGTTATCAAAAACTTTTGGTCCCGACTCTACTTTGGGGATGGATGCCCCAACATATACTTTTGACAAAAAAGAATTACTCAAAACCACCGATAAAAGTGAGTATGAAAATCAAAAGTTACAATTCCAACAAACTTTATATCTAAACGATACTTGGAAAAAAATTGAAAACAACCTCTACGCTCAAGCGGTTTATTATGAACCAAATAGAATTTCTGCATTTTATGACTATGAGTCAATGGAGTACACACCCGAGATATCAACAGCATTAGATATCTATGCAGAAGAATCCACAACACCAAACCAAGATGGATACATTATACAAGTTTATTCTGAATCAAAAAGAATTAAAAACATCTTAAGTGACTTATTCAATAATAATTTAGATTTGAATACAAATTTACAGATGTGGGTTAGAAACATGTGTAAGTATGGTGACAACTTTGTTTATTTAAAACTAGATCCTGAAAAAGGAGTTGTTGGTTGTAACCAACTTCCAAATATAGAAATTGAAAGATTGGAAAGGGGTATGGAAACTAGAAGTGTTAATTCCACTGCAGACCCAAAAGAAAAAAGTTTGAGATTCACTTGGAAAAACAAAGATTTGGAGTTTCAAACGTGGGAAATGGCTCACTTTCGATTATTAGGTGATGATAGAAAATTACCATACGGGACCTCAATGTTAGAGAAAGCAAGACGTATATGGAAGCAGTTAGTTCTTGCTGAGGACGCTATGTTAATATACAGAACCTCAAGAGCTCCTGAACGAAGAGTATTCAAAGTATATGTCGGTAACATGGATGATAAAGATGTTGAGGCGTATGTACAAAGAGTTGCAAACAAATTTAAAAGGGATCAGGTTGTTGACTCAAAAACAGGAAATGTGGACTTAAGATTTAATCAAATGGCAGTAGATCAGGATTACTTCATACCTGTAAGAGACACCGCTCAAACAATGCCTATTGAAACATTGCAAGGGGCTGCTAACTTGTCAGAAATTGCGGATATTGAATACATCCAAAAAAAGTTACTTACAGCTTTAAGAATTCCAAAGGCTTACTTAGGATTTGAAGAACCTGTTGGGGATGGTAAAAATTTATCTCTTTTAGACATTAGATTTGCAAGAACTATCAATAAAATACAAAAGTCCGTAATTGCCGAACTTAATAAAATTGCAATTATACACTTGTTTTTACTTGGTTTTGATGATGAGTTAAACAACTTTGTTTTGGGTCTAACTAACCCATCAAAACAAGCGGATTTATTGATGATTGAGGTTTGGAAAGAACGAGTAGCACTTTATAAAGAATTGGTAACTGAAATACAAAATTCATTAGCACCTACATCAGCAACTTGGGCTAAAAAACACATATTCCAATTCTCAGATGAAGAAATCAAATTAGACATCCAACAACAAAGATTAGAAAGAGCGGTTGCCGCTGAATTAACAAATACTGCAACTATAATAACTCACACAGGTTTATTTGACAAAGTTGATGAATTATATAAAACTAAATCGGGAACAACACAAACTGCGGGAGCCGCAGGTGCTCCACCTGAAGGAGGGCCAGCAGGTGGGCCACCACCACCTCCGGGAGGACCACCATCTCCGCCACCACCGGGACCTGAACCAGGAGGACCACCAACATTACCTGAAAATGAGAAAAAAAATAATTTAAATATTCTCTTAGAAAATGATAATTTTTTGAATGAACAATATTTTAATATGTCGAGAGGATCTAACTCTTTAGGGGATATAGAAGAAGAACTTTTAAAAATACTGAACCATTAGTATATTTATAAATAAAATTAATATGAAATTCGGAATTTTAAAATCTAAAATAGAACAAACGTTATTCGAGTCCTACGTTGATAAAACTTTGAAAAAAGATATTTTTGTATTTGAGGAACTAATTCTTAAAAATAAGAATTTATCAAAACTTTTTTATCTTTACGATGAATTATCTTCTAACTTGGGTCTTAGCGAATCTTTGGCAAGTGAATTAATTGACAAATCAATTTTGATTTATGAAAATACTGTTAACAAAATTACACAAAATAATTTAAAAGAAATTGAAATGTGGGTTGGTCATGTTAAGACAGATAACAATTATGAAAATTTAGACAAACTATTTTCTAACAATGTTACAAACTTGGTAGAAAAAATTTCCGCTAAAAAAACAATTTTAGAAAATCTTAAGTTAAAAAAAGATTCTATTGTAGAATCTCAAAATGTTTCTTTAAAATCTTTAATAAAAGAAACAAACACAGAAATTAATTCTGTTTTGAATCATTTGAGTGAAGAAGATAAAAAAGAAATAAAGAAAATAATTAATGCGGACGAAAAAAAACTTGAGAATCAATATGATATTCTCAAGGAAATGTCTATGAAAAAATTAAGAAAAATTTTATCTGAAGAATCCGATAATACTGTT